AAAATTTAAGATTGAAAGCAAGAAAAGCTCAAAAAACCTTTGCTACAGGTTTTATCAATGCTGGATTTTTAGCAGCATGTTTGAGAGATGGTTATACATATTCAAGAGATCAAATTTATTTAACAAAAATCAAATGGGCACCGATTTTTGAACCAGATGCTTCAGCTCTTTCAGTTATTGGAGATGGAGCAATTAAAATCAATCAGGCTGTACCAGGATATTTTGATAAGGACAATCTAAAAGAACTTACTGGAATCGATTATAGTGCATCTTCATCAACTTCAAATATAGATGATATGTTTAAGGAAGAAATAGATGAATAATGATATCGTTCCTTCTTTATTAGAAGAAATTCAAAAACAGTTTGATGAAGAAATAAAAGCTAATGAAAAAATAAAATCAATTTTAACAAGACAAAAGCAGGGAGCGGTAGATTATACCGACTCTCTTTCTTTTGCAAAAGAATTAGGAGTTTCTTTAAAAAAGGTAATACAAGAAAATATCAACGAAGAAATGCTTCCTGATGGAAAAATGTATTACAACATTGCTCAAAGATTACTTGAACCAATGATCAAACAAAATTATGATTTGGTATCCAAACAATGTGAGGTTACGCAAAATATTTTGAATAAAAAAGCTGATTTAGGATTAAAAGCAATTGTTCCTGAATATAACAAAGAAAAAACAGCAAGCATCATTGATTATATTTCAAATGCTGAGAAGTATTCCCAACGTGAAAAAAGCTTTCTTGATTCATTAGAAACCAATGCAAAGTCGGTCGTAGATGATTCAGTTCGAAAAAATGCTGATTTTCATTACAATGCGGGGTTAAGGCCTAAAATCATTAGAACAACAGTTGGAAAAACATGTAAATGGTGTCAGTCAATGGCTGGTATTTATGATTACAGTAAAGTTAGCAATACAGGTAATAATGTTTTTAGAAGACATGCGAATTGCGACTGTACTGTAGTTTATGATCCTGGAGATGGCAGTAAGAAAGTACAGGATGTTTGGAGTAAAAGGATTGATTATAGAGAAAATATTAGGAAAAATTCAAATTTTATGGGTGCAAAGAAACCATTCAGTATGAAATTAGGAAAAAAAGAGATTTCTTTTGTTACGTATAAAAATGACAAATATTCTAATATCTATTGTCAAACATATTCGCAAAATTCAAAAAGAATGTGTGAATACTTAAATACTAAAATAAATCAAGAATATCGATATGGAAAAATAAACAATATCGTGGTGGTTCAAAAAAATGCATTACAGGGTATTGCCTGTTATAATCATATAAATAATGATTTATTTATATGTGAAGAACTGATAAGTAATAAGTTTTCACAAATTGTTGATACCTCATATTTTCCATCTAAAAATTTAGATGATGTATTAAATCATGAACTAGGTGGTCATAAAAAACATTGGGAAGTTGTAAGAAAATATCAACAAGCAAACAATATAAGTGAATTACAAGCCAAAAATGATTTAGAAGAAAAACTAAGAAATTATGTGCTTAATCAGGAAACAAATGATATAATGTATATAAGAAAAAACGTGAGTCAAAATGCACAAGAATCATTTAAAAATACAAAATCATTGAATGAATTGATAGCAGATTGTATTGTCTTGAATAAGCAAAACAGTGTTTCTGATGAATTTTTAGACAGATTAGTTATGGAGGTGCTTGGTTATGATGGTTAATCCCACAAAAAGGCAAAAAGAACTTATTAAAACGTTTGAAGAAGAAGTTGCTCCTTGGTGCTATGTTG